CATGTACCGCAGCTGCTGCTCGCCCACGGCGCGGCTGCTGATCGTCCGCAGTTTGTCGCCGCACTTGCACTGCCGCTTGTCACCAGACATTCCGCAACCTCAATGACCATGCGGCAGCGGCAGCGTTGATGCCCCTGCTTTTTGCCACCCACTCGGCAAGTGCCTTGCGGTCTTCGGCTCGCTCTTCGCTGGCAGGCGGAACCTGCGATGCCAGCCATGCTTCATAGGAACGCAGGGCAACCGAAGCAGAGGTGGCGGGGTACGCGGGCACCAGCACCGGCCCCACGTCATACAGCCCGCTCACCTCGCGGATCTGCCGCACGGCCTTGCCGTCCTCGCCAGTGCGGAAGGATTCGTTCTTCGGGTCCACCGTGAAGGCGAACGAACTGCCCTGCACGTCGCGCCGCTGGATCAGTTCGAGCACGTCGGCCCGGCTCACGGGCGGCGTGACGACATACCGCAGCCCCTTCGTGTCGCTGGAGAGTTCAAGCGTGCCGCTCGACGTGCGGCCCAGGACAATGTTGCTGTCGTGGTTGAACAGGGCAACCACGTCGCCCTTGCCCCGCTGGCGGTTCAGAATCTTGTCGAACGCGCCCGGCAGGATCTCCTCGCGGAACCCACCGAGGTCGAGAGAAAGCCGGTTGTAGACGGCGGCATAGCCGATGATCGCGGCCCGGCCATCGGCCCGGCTCTCGACGATCAACTCGTTTTCTTCCTCGAAAGCAAAGTCGCGGCGTTCAATTTCCATCGGTGGAATCCTCCTGTTCGGCCTGGTCCTCAGCGTCGTCGGCCGGGCTGTCTTCTTCCTCGACGGGCGGCGCTGGCATCGGCTCCGGTGCCGGTTGCTCCTGGCCCACCTTGTCAAGCGTGGTCATGTTGAGTTGCACAAAGTGCTTGTCGCCGTCTGGCCCAATCGGGTTCAGGTTCTCGGCCTCTCGGATTTCGTTGATCGTCATCCAGCCGTTTTGCAGGGCCGACACATAGAACGCCGCCCGGCTTGTGTGGTCCCCGCGCAGCAGGCCGTTGACGTTGTGCTCCGCGAAATAGGTCTCATCGTCCACGATGAGGTCGCGGGAGATCGCCGCCTCCCACCGCTTCAGATGAGGCAATAAGCAGTGCTGTACGAATTCTGTCCCTTGAACTTCGATATTTGAATATGTACTGCGGGTGAGATCCTGAATCATGTGGGGCGGCACGCGGAACGCCCGGCAGATTTCGATGACTTGGTACTGCCGCGTTTCGAGGAACTGGGCCGCCTCGTTGCTGCCGCTGAGCTCATGGGCCTTCACGCCGTTGGGCAGGACCGCCGTGCGGAACGCACGATCTGCGCCGCGGTGCATCCGCTCCCACTGCTCGCGGAGCCGCTCGGCCGCCTCCACCGGAATCGGGTTGTCGCTCTCCAGCACGATGCCGGGCCGGGCACCGTTGCCGAAGTAGGTGCTGCCGTGAGCCTCCAACGCCTGGGCCAGCCCGATCGCGTTCTGGAAAATCTTGTAGGTGGGGATCGCCCGAATACCGTCCTCGGTGGTAAACCGCAGGGCGAAGATCTGCTCCTGCGAGTAGGTCGTCTGGCGGCCGTTCGGCTCGCGGTAGATGTACCGCAGGCGGCCGTTCTCCAGCCGCTCCACTTCCATCCGCGACGAGTGCAGCGGCCACAGTTCCGAGACGGCACCTCGAGCACCGGGGCGGATCTCGGCGTAGGACGCCCCGTAATGCAAATACATTCCGGTCATCCAATCGCGGAACTCCTGCGCCGTCTGCCAGGGGTTCGGCTGCTGATGAAGCAGGCGATACACAGGGTGGCTCGTGGCCTTCTGCTTGCCACCGTTCGCCATCCGCTCGTAAACGTGCAGCGGCAAAGCGGAGACGGCATCCGAGATGACGCGGATGCACGCCGTGTAGGCCGAGCACGCCATCGAGTTGTCGGCGTTGACGCGGATGCCAGAGGGCGTGCGGCTCGACGAAACCTCGGGCCAGTCGATGCCACGCAGGTCGAACATCTTGAAGTCAGCGGCGGCGTTTTCGCTCATATGCTCATGATGTCCCAGGATTGTTCGGGTGGCGGGGCCGTGGCCGTCGCGTGAATGCCGAGGGCCATCGTCAACGCCACGATGCCGTCGATCCGCTCGTTGCTCTTTGCCTTGCTGGGCTTGATGTTTCCGGCGTGGTCCTGCTGAATCGCCACGTTCGACGCCTGCCACGCCAAGACGGGATGCCCGCCGTGGTGCAGTCGCCCCGCCACGCAGGCCGCCTCAAGGGCCTTCGCTGCGGAACTCATCGAGCCGTAACCTTGCCCAAAGCCTAAGACGTTGACCCCATCGCCTTGCAGTTGCGTGGCCAGCTGGGTCGCGTTCCAGCGGTCAATCGCCACCTGCCGGATGTTGTATTTCTTGGTCAGAGCCATGATGTCGGCCCGCACCTGGTCGAAGTCGGTTACGTTGCCTTCCGTAAACTTGAGGTGGCCCTGCCGCTCCCAAGTGATATAGGGCACCTTGTCCCGCTTCTCGCGCTGGTGGGCGTTCTCGCGTGGAATCCAGAAGTGTGGCTCCACCCAAAAGCTGCCGTCGTCCAACTGGAACAGCAGGCAGAAGCAGGTCGTGTCGAACGTGCTGGCGAGATCGAGGCCCGCGAAACACTCCCGACCGTCAAGCATCACCGGGCAGGGCTTGTTGCCCTGCGCCCACTTATCCATCTGGAGCCAGCGGGTGCTCTGCTCCGTCCAACAATTCAAATAAAGCTGCTTGAAGGTGTTCTCGTATGAGGGCATCTCGACCGCCCTCGCGCATTCGCTACGCAGGAAGTCGAGCTTGATCGACACGCCCAGATTCGGGTTTGCAGTCGCCCAAGTTTTTTCAGACTTCCAATCAGCGCCATCCGGGGCACAGTAGATTTCTGGCAGGAAGGTCTCGTCCTTGATTGCGCCCGCCTGCACCGCTTCGGCATATCGCCAAATCTCATAGCACACAGACCGGCGATCCCAGCCCGCCGTCGTGATGTAGATCATGAGCGGCTGCCGCCTTGCGCCCATGCTGGTTTGCATGACATCGGCCAGCTCGCGGTCTGGCTGGGCGTGCAGCTCGTCGAATATCACGCCGTGAGCGTTCAGCCCGTGCTTCGTGAACGCCTCAGCCGAGAGCGCCTTGTAAAACGAGTGCGTATCCTCCCGCACGATTGAGTTGCGATAGACCTTAAGCCGCGACCGCAGCGAAGGCGACATTTCCACGCACGCCTTTGCCATCTCGAACACCAAGCGCGCCTGCTCGCGGTCAGCCCCGCACGAAAATATCTGTGCGCCTGGCTCACCATCGAACAAAAGTTTGAGAGCAATCCCAGCGCACAGCGTGGATTTTCCGTTCTTGCGAGGCAGTGCCAGTAGGCTCGTGCGGTATTGGCGAAGTCCATCCGGCCGCAGCGTCCCAAAGAGCCGCCCGATGTAACTGGCCTGCCACGGCTCCAGGGCAAAAGGCTTGCCGCCGAGCTCGCCCTGCGTGTGCCGCAGGTGCTTGGAAAAGAAATTGACCGCATCGACGCCAGCCTGGTCGTAGCTAGGCGAACATGCGGGCGTCTTCGTCGTCTTCTTGCGGGCCTTGGTCAACAGATGAGACCCTCGCCAGTGCCGAAGCAGTCAGGCCAAACTCGGCCGCAAACTTCAGCATTTGATTCCGTGCGTCACGCTTCCGATTCCACGCCGGATGATTCGATACCCTACCCTTGTCGTCCATCAACGTGGTGCCGTTCGCCTTGAGCTCGATGTCGGCCTGCACCATGTCGGCGACCGAATCGCAATACGCCGCGAGTGTCTGCTGGTGACGCGGGCTCATCACCTTCGACGCTTCGAGCATCGGCACGATTCGCTCCCACTCGGCGCGGGCAATGTCCGACAGCCAGGCAGGTGATGGCGGAACGCCAGGCGGCGCGTCGATGCCGGTCGCGTGCGGCCCCCTAAGGCGGGAACCACGCAGGCTAAGGATCTGTTTAGGCGTCGGTTTGCGGCCCTTACCCATACGGCTAAATCCCAACTTCCAATTTCAACCAAACGTACCCACAGC